GGCGACCGCAGCCGCTATGGCATCACCAGCGGCACCAAGCTGTGTCTTGTTCCGCCGCCCCGGCTAGTGCAGGACACCAGCCCGCTGGAGGGGCTGTTTCAAGGGGTGCACCACGATGGCAAGGGCCGTCCGGTGTCCTACCGGTGCGAAACCGTCACCACCGGACTGAAGGCAAAGCGTGACTATGCCGCGTTCGATGTGGATGGGCGACCGCTGTTCATGCACGTGTTTGATCCGATGGACGCAACCGATGTTCGCGGCATTTCACTGTTGGCCCCGGCCTTCCGGAAGCACATTCAGGCGGAAATGCTGGATGACGCGACCCTGCAAATGGCCATTCTGCAGACGGTCTTTGCCATCACGCTTACCAGTGAAGCGCCAAGCCAAGATGCCTACGAGGCGCTGGAAGTGCTGAAGGAGAGCGAAGGCGGCACGGGGTACGCGCAGGAATATCTGGACTATCTTGGGGCGCAGCTGGACCGCGCTGCGGATAGCCGGATTTCAGTCGGCTCCGATCCACAGGTGTCGCACCTTGGTCCCGGCGAAAAGCTGGGCATGGAGAGCGCGCAGGTTCCCGGTCAGGACTTCCTGCCGTTTTCGAACAGCCTTGCCCGAGACATGGCCCGCACCATCGGCATCACCTATGGCGGGCTGACAATGGACCACACCGCTGCGACCTATTCCAGCGTGCGCATGGAGAATGCGTCCATATGGGCCGTGGTCATGCGGCGGCGCGAGCGCATCGCAGCGCCGATGTGTCAGATGGTCTACGGCAATTGGTTGGATGAAGAAGTCGGCGAGGGCCGAATTCCATTCAAGGGTGGATATGAAGCCTTCCGCGCAAACCGCGACCGGGTGACTGCCGCCAATTGGCAAGGGCCTGCGAAGCCCACGGCTGACGATTACAAGTCGGCGCGGGCTTCGACCGAACGGCTGGCGAATGGCACCAGTTCCATCGCCAATGAGACCGGCGACCTTGGGGTGGACCCGGACGCTCTATTTGAGCAACGCCAGCGGGAACACCAGCGCTATGTCGATGCTGGTATGGAATCGCCCTATGCGGCGCGGGATGTGCAACCCATCATCGAAACGGAGCCTGCCCCATGAGTACGATGAAGGTTGGGCAGGATGTCGTGCAGATGGATGATCCCTGCGCGATGGCCGATGCGCTGCGCAAGGTTCGCATTCGCTTGAGTGCGGGCCAGCTGCGGGAAACCGTGCGCATGGACGGCGAAGAGGTGACTTTCCAGCGGGCGCGGCTGGATGACCTGAAACGGCTGATTGCGGAATACGAAAACCAGTGCCGCCGGAAGACCGGCAGCGCGACCCGGACCAGACATGCGAAGCGGTTCCGCTTTACCTGACCAACAAGGAGACAGACATGACCATCTTGGTTGATGGCGAACTCGTTCTTTACGGGTTCGTCGGGGATGACTTCTGGGGTGACGGTTTTTCCGCATCGCAGGTCATCGACGCGCTGGCGATGCTGGGGCGAGACGCAGACATCACCGTGCGCATCAATTCCGGCGGCGGCTATACGGATGACGGCATCGCCATCTACAACGCGCTGAGGGCGCATCGCGGCGACGTGGCCGTGGTGGTTGATGCCATTGCCGCATCGTCTGCTTCGGTCATCGCAATGGCCGGTGATACGATCACCATGCGGGCCGGTGCCCTGATGATGATCCATGACCCGGCGAAGTTCACGTGGGGCAACGCAGGTGACCACGAAAAGTCCACCGAAAGGCTGAACAAGCTGGCAGACCTGATGGCCGACATCTACGCGGAACAGACTGGCGAAGATGTGGACGCCATTCGCGAAGACATGAAGTCGGAGCTATGGCTGAACGGCGCTGAAGCCGTAGAGCGCGGCTTTGCGACCGAAACAGAAGGGGGCCGCGCCAAGGCCGTCGCCGCCTTCGACTACCGGGTTTATTCCCACGCCCCCAAGAAACTCGTGGCCATGGCGAAGAAGGAAAAGTGGTCTTTCGAAGCTGCGACCCGAAATGCGGCGTCCGCCGCGCAACCCCCGGACCATGAAAAGGAGAAACCGACCATGGCACCCAAGCCCGAAGCGGCGGACAAGACATCCGCCAACCCGCCCACCGGTCAGGCGACCGGCGGTGCCGATGCCTCCAGCGCATCGGATGTGAAGGCCCGCATCAAAGCCATCACCGAAGACGATGCGGCAAAGGGACACGAAACCCTTGCAAAGCATCTGGCCTTCGACACCGACATGACTGCCGAAGACGCCATTGCGGCCCTGAAGGCGGCGGCAACAGACGCGCCGCAGGCCAAGACCGACGATGCGCCCGACCCCGCCAAGTATCAGGCGAGCCGCAGCGCCGCTGCTGATCTTGCGCAGCCTGCGCCGGGCGCTTCGGCCAAACCGAAGGCCACCATCAACACCGGGGGCATCTATGCCGCCCGCCGTTCCGGAAAGGAGGCGTAAGCCATGGAAAACGCAACCATGCAGACCCGCAATCTGTCGTTCCTGCTGTCTGAAGCCGCCGGTCGCCGGTCGCGCAGCATCGTCACCATCGCCAATGGCGCAGGCAAGCTGGAAGCTGGCACCGTGCTGGGAAAGGTGACCGCGACCGGCGAATACGTCCCCGCCCCCAATGCCGAGGTGGTCGGGAAAGAAGGTGCCGAAACCGCCGTGGCCATTTTGGCCTACGGCGTCGATGCGACCGATCAAGCGGTGGAGGTTACCGCCATCGACCGCGATTCCGAAGCCAAGCTGCCGATGCTGTCTTTCGACGCCTCGGTGGATGACCAGACCAAAACCGACGCGAAAGTCGCGCAGCTGGACGCTGCGGGCATCCGCGTGCGCTAAGGAGACCGCGACAATGTGGGAAACTGAATTTTCTGTGCTTGCCCTGACGGCAGCAATCAACAATCAGCCGTTCGTGCCGGGCCAACTTGGCGCGACGGGCATCTTCGATGAAGACGGCGTGGCCGTGACCACCGTCAAAATCGAAGAGAACAACGGAACGCTGGCGCTGATCGAGCCGACCCCGCGCGGCGGCCCCGGTCAGACCGTTGGCGACGATGACCGCCGCACCATCCCGTTCGAAATCGACCATTACGAAATCAACGATTCCGTTCTGGCCGATGAAATCCAAGGTGTGCGTCAGCTGGGCAGCGATGATCAGCTGGAAACCATCCAGAACCGGGTCGATGCGAAGCTGGCAAAGCATGCGCGGGCGCATGATGCCACGCTGGAACACCAGCGGGTCGGGGCCATCAAGGGCGTCATCCTGTCGGGCAAGGGCAAGGTGCTGCACAACCTGTATGACCGCTTCGGGCTTGCAGTACCCGCGCCGGTCGCACTTGGTATCGACGTTGAGGTTTCGGGCATCGCCAGCAAGATCAAAGGCGATGTGGTCTATGCCATCGAAGATGACCTGGACGCACCCTATGACCGCATCCACGCGATGTGTGGGCGCGACTTCCACGATGCCCTGTGGGACCAGAAGGAGGTGCGCGAAACCTTCCTTGCCGACAACATGGGCTATCAGCTGCGCGACGGTGCCCCGGACGTGTTCACGGTTGGCAAGATCACGTTTGAGCGCTACCGCACCGGCAAGAAAGCAACCGCTGCGAACAGTGGCGCGGCCTTCATCGCCGCAAACGAAGCGCGCGTGTTTCCGGTCGGCGTGCCAGATCTGTTCATCACGCGCTTTGCACCTGCGGACCTCGAAGAAACGGTGAACACCATCGGCCTGCCGCGCTATGCGCATCAGTACGGCATGCCCAACGGCAAGGGCCGTCACCTTGACAGCCAGATGAACGCGATTTCGCTCTGCACCCGGCCCGGCGTGCTGAAAAAGCTGACCATCGCCTAAGACCTGAAGCGCGGGATAGTGAACCAAGGCCCGGCGGGAAGCTGCCGGGCCTTTGGCCGCATCCCCAAGCGCCCGCGCGGCGTTTCGGAATGCAGCCTGTGAAGGAGACAATCATGGCACAGTCGAAGAAGAAGTGGGTGGCCTTCAAAAGCAACGCCACCGTGCCCGCCGATGTGGTGGGCGAAAAGGCCGATCAGAAGGTGCAGATCGGGGAACCCGTTCAGCTGCCGGAAGCCTATGCTGACCATGTGGTGCAGGATGGGTTCGCCGCGTTCTGCGATGCGCCGAAAAAGGCCGCGCCGAAGAAATCCGGCGGGCAGTCAGCCGAGGAAAAGGCCGCTGCGGACGCCGCCGCCAAGCTGGAAGCGGCGCAGACGCGCGTCGATGACCTGACCGCCAAGATGGCAGGCATGTCCGAAAGTGATGATGGGTGGGACGCTATCACGAAGGAAATGGCTGACGCTGAAGCTGAATTTGCCGCGCTGCAGCCCGCATCCTGATGGACCAAAGTTTGCGTGAAGACCTGATGGCGGAAGTGGATGATGTGTGGTCGGAAACTGTCCGCCATCTTCCGCTGGCCGATGGTCGCCAAGACCCTGAACGCGCACCGGCGGAATTCACCGCTGTGCTGCGGACGGGTGACCGCGATGCGGAGCGAATGAACTTCGGGCGCGGGAACAGCGCCCGTGCGGGCGTGACGGCTGACGGCGGACATCTGCGCATCGACCGGTCGGTGTATGCCACGCTGGTGGTTCGCAAGGGTGACAAGGTGGTGGCGCTGGACCGCGATGGCCAGCCCGTGTTCGAAGTGCTGTCGGTCGATGACCGTTCGCACCTTCGACTGATTTGCGAACTTGGGGATGCAAGCTGATGTCGATGACGATGATGGCGTTGCGGATTGCTGCGGTTCAGGCGCTGAAGGCTGGCGGCACGCTTGTTGGTGACAACGTGCTGGACAGTCAGATTTCCGCTATCGACCAAACAGCGGACGGGCAGCTGCGCAGCGACCAGCAGCGGCCCTTCATCGCGGTCTACACCGATGCGGCCAAGTCCCAAAATGTGGGCCAGACCGGTCTACGGTCGAATGGAAGGGTGGACATCATGTTCAACTGCGGCGTGTCGGTCACGATGGCTGAAACGAACAAGGAAACCGGGGAGACGCAAATTGTGGATTTGTTCCCGGCGACCGACGCCAATCTGGAAGCGGTTCTGGATGCGCTGGACGTTCAGATAAGTCGTGTCCTGACCGACCCCGACAACCCTTGGGCGCAGGTCTTCGGAGATTTCGTGCAAGCCTATGTGGCGAAGGAACATGTCCGGTCAAGCAGCTCTGCGGAAAACGTCCGCCTTGCAGCTGGCCAAACCAAGCTGTCGGTCGATGTCTTTGCCGACCCGCGCCACGGTCAGCCGCTGGCAGAAGGCGGGCCGTGGCCGCGCTTCATGGCCCTGATGGCCGAACACAACGTGCCGCAGCTGGCGCTGTTCCAGCAGTTGCTGGGCGACCCCGCGTCCGGCCCCTATGAGGAGTTCGAGCGGCTGACCGGCATGACCACCCGCGATGCGCATGGGTTGCGCCTTTACACCTTCGGCGGCGTGGCGCGTGACGTGGTTGTAACGGACGCGACAAATGATGCGGTGCCGGTCTGATGGCGGGCCTTCCGGAAATCATTGATGACCTGCGCCGCCGGGTTGGCGAGTTGGAGCGGCGCATTCGGTCGCAGTCGCGGACCGGCGTGATTGAGCAGGTGGACGCCGCGAGCGGCGTGGCGCGGGTGCGGCTTTTGGAAGGCGATACGCCTTTCCTGACCGGCTGGATACCATGGGAAGAGCCAGCAGCGGGGGCGAACAAGACACATAACCCACCTTCGGTGGGGCAGCAGGTGAAGCTGTATTCGGAGTCGGGCGACCTGCACGATGCCAGCATTCAGGGCAGTCTGAATTCGGATACGAATGGCCGACCCTCCGGGGCTGGCGATGAATACGTTCTGGCGTCTGTGGGCGCGGCCAGCGTGACTATAAGTGGCGGAGGGGCGACCATGGTCCTGAAGGTGGGCGCAAGTACAATAACCATGACGGATGGCGGCATCGTAATGGACTCGCCGCGCATCGACCTGAACTGATGCCTGCCGTCACAAGAAAAGGTGATGCCTGCACCGGGCATGGCTGCTGGCCAGCGCGCCCAAGTAGTGAGGGCAGCGGCGATGTCTTTGCCAATGGCATCGCCGTGCACCGGCAGGGGGATGCGTGGCAGCCGCACACCTGTCCAGCCATACCGGAAACGCACGCCGGGGCGCTGGCCAGCGGGTCGGCCACTGTATTCGTGAACGGGCGTCAGGTTGGACGCATCGGGGACCCCGTGAATTGCGGGTCAAGTGTTGCCGGCGGGTCTGGCGACGTTTTTGCGGGCGGATAGCCCAAATCCAAGGAGTGAAGAAATGACCGACACCAAAACCGCCACGGCGGACTATGAAGTGACCCAATCTCGCGAAATCGGGGGCGTGTATCGCGCGGCGGGCGAGGTGATCACGATGATGCCCGCGCAAGCGAAATACTATCTTCCGCCCTACGGCGCTGGCCTGAAACCCGCCGCAGCAAAGGCGGCAACAAAGCCGAAGGCGGATGCCGAAAAGCCCGCGACCAAGGGCGACAAGGCGGAAGGCTGACCGCCATGGACCTGAACCATAACACCGGGGGCGCGGTCGAAGGGTGGGATCACGTGGTGCAAAGCATCCAAACCATCCTTTCCACGCGGCTGAACGCCCGCGTTTTCCGGCGTGAATTCGGGTCCGAGGCTCCCGCACTGGTGGACGCGCCGATTAATGAGGCAAGCGTTCTTATGCTTTATGTCGCCGTGGCTGAGGCTTTGGAGCGGTGGGAGCCGCGATTTGAGTTGACGGACGTGTCAGTGGATGGCGCGGCCAGCGGGGTGATTACCATGACCCTGATCGGCAACCACCGTCCAAATGCCCATACGGGTGACCTGACTACCGTTGTGGACCAAATTCAGACGATCCGCGTCATGCGTGACCGGGTGGAAAATTGGAGTCTTGCCGCATGAGCCGCTTCGCCGCACTGGACCTTAGCGCACTACCGGACCCGGCTGCCATCGGCGTGTTGGACTTCGATGCCATCTTGGAGGCGCGACTGGCCGAACTGGAAGCGCAGCTGGCAGAGGTGTTCGACGCGCCGAAGGTTGCCGAAGTCATGGCGCTGGCCCGCAACATTGCGTCCAGCCCGATGCGCTACCTGAATGAAGCGGCGGCGGCGCGGGAACTGTATCTGGAAAATCGCATCAATGAAGCGGTGCGGTCTGTCTTCCTGTCCACGGCGCGCGGCGATGACCTTGACCAGATCGGGGCCAATCGCGGCGTTGTGCGCAAGTTGCTGGATGACAGTGATCCGGAAAGCCCCGTCATGGAAGGCGACGAGGCATTTCGCGCGCGCATTCAGTTGGTCATCGAAGCTTGGTCGCCGCACGGCACAGAAGGGTCCTATGTTTATTGGGCGCTTGATGCGGATGACCGCGTGGCGGACGTGGCGGTCTATGGTCCGAACCACGGGCTGCACCCGGCCATTCCGCCCGCTGAACCCAAGATGGTCATCCTGTCCAGTGAGGGTGACGGCACGGCGGATGCCGCCCTTTTGGAGGCGGTCTTTACGCACTGCACCGTGGATAAGCGCCGCCCTGTCGCTGACAAGCTGACCGTTGTGTCCGCGCAGCCGGTGCCTTACGCCATCGAGGCCGTTCTTCACGTCACGACACCGGAGACAGCATCGGCGGTTCAGGCCACCGCGCAGGCGGCTGCGGAAGCGTTCGTGAATAGCCGCATTCGGATCGGGCGGAAGCTATACCGCACGTCACTTGCTGCCGCCCTGACCGTGAAGGGCGTGGTGGATGTGGAGTTGGTGTCGCCTGCGGCTGATTTGGACATCGGCCCCTTTGAAGCGCCCTACTGCACCGGCATCACCCTGACGCTGCAGTCCATCACGGGGGGCTGGCGCGATGTTTGATGTGAAGGACACACTGCTGCCGCCCACGGCTACGCCGCTGGCAAAGGCGCTGGACATCTTGGAAGAGCGGCTGTTTCACCTGCCGGTCGAAATGATTTCCAAGAACCCGCAAACAGTCGATACCCGGCTGCTGGATCACTTGGCATGGGAAGAGTCTGTAGACGTTTGGGACTTTGACTGGCCAGACGATGTAAAAAGAAACGTGATCGCCGCAAGCGCGGAAGTGCACCGCTTTAAGGGCACGCCGCACGCCATCAAATTAGCGCTCGCGGCCTTCGACGTAGATACGGAACTTCTTGAATGGTTCGAGCCGGAAGGCATTCAGGACGGACTTGAGCCGGGCAGCTTCCGCGTTACCGCTTATGCCGGGCGGTCGCTTTACGGTGACAGCGAAAACACCCTGAACAACCGAATGGTTGCGGCCATGAATGCCGTGTTGCGGCGTGTCGCGCCGGTTTCTCGAAAGCTGGTATTTCGGCTGGGCGAAAAGTTCCAGACCGCGACCTATATCCGCAATCGCGCAGGGCAATCCCAAAGGCAAGACGGCGCAACTGACGTTGATCCACGCCCGGAAGTGTCCAGCCCTATCGTGGCGGTCCGTACGGCCAATCGGGCATCGCTGCGGGCCGGGGGTGAACTTGAGGTACTGCCGCCAGAGGTTCGCGCCGCAACGGCAATGGTTGCCCGAACAGAAATCGCCGTAGCAGTTCGGAATTCGTGGTTGGCCAACCCCGCACCGAGGGACATCCAATCATCGGTCGGCCTGACCCTGCAGCCTGCTGCGCGGGCAGTCGCCCTTAGCAGCGAATTCCATGACATCCAGAGGAGGGCATAAACCCAATGCCGATGACACTTCTAACAGACATTGCGGAATCAAAGATTACCGCAGCGGCGGGCAGCGGTTCGTCTGTCGCCATCACGCACATCGCCATTGGCGATGGCAACGGCTCCAACTATGCCCCCGGCCACGCGGCAACCGGACTTCGCCGGGAATTGGCGCGTCAGCCCATTGCCACCCGCCATATCGAGGGCGGCAACGCATGGCGCGTGCGCGCGGAATTCGGCCCCGAAACACCCACGTTTGCCGTCCGCGAAATGGGCTTTTTCGACGCGGACGGTGACCTTATCGCCATCTGGGCCGGGAACGATGTCGAGCCGCGCCAGACCGGCGCAATCAGCTACCTTGTGGATCACGTCCTTAGCTTCACCCGCGTTGCCGATGGGCTGGTGATTGTAGATGCGCCCGACGATGAACTTGCGGAAGCGCGCGGCGATTTCGCGCGACTTGGTGCCCGGCTTGATGCGATGGACCAGTATGCGCCGGACGATCAGGTTGCGATGGCCACGGGCGTCCAGCAGGCAATGAACTTGGGCGGAGTGCTGCTGCGCGAAATGGACGTGCTTCGCCGCCGCGTTCTTGCGCAGGGCGTCGTTCTTATCAAGAACAAGTACGTCATTTCGGGCATGCAGCTTTCCAAAAGTGAAGTCCGGACGCTGCATCTGTCGCAGACCGGCACGGTTGCCTCCGGGCTTTCGAAGGCAAAACTGGATGGCCTGATCGTCGCCCTTGCGGATGATGACTATCACGTTTCCGTACCCACAAATGAGACTGCCGACCCGGTGCAATACTACGCGTATCTGGTGAAGGATGGCGCAGAATACCGTGTTCAGATTGGCCTTGCGGTTCCCGACGCGGCGCTTGCGCTTTACCGCATCGACATTCCCGCTGGCGACACGGCCAGCAATCTCGATGCCGTGACGCTGGTTGACCTTCGGGTCATCCATCCTGAAAACGCATGGACATCGGTCATTGAACCTTTTGCAAGCGTCGCCTTTCCCAATGGCCTGCCATCGGCGGACTACGGCGTTCAGGTCGAAATCGAAGACGCAACCGACATCGCCGCCGTGGGTCACGTCAGCATCTATGACAAGGCGAATAACGGCTTCAAGGTCCGCCAGTCGGGCAGCGCGGACAATGTTCGCCTGCGCTGGACCGTGCTCAATCCAAACTATCAATAAGGGGGTGACCAAGTGAACGTCACGCATATGAATGAGGGCCAGAAGGTCGCCTATTCCTTGGATGGAAGCATCCTGACCATCGGGGAAAGCGTCGTTTTGGATCTGGATGAAGAACAGGAAGACGTGGAGCGCGCGGTCAGCATCTTCGCCGGGGATGACGGCACGCTATCCCAAGACGGCCACAACTACGCCGCCACAATCATCCTGCCGCCCCGCCGCTACGCCGATGAAGAGGTGGATGAAATCATGGACGGCGAAGAGGTTGTTCAAATCGTGCCTGTCGCTCAACCGCTTCAGGTCGCCGCCGTAACCCTTCAGCTGTGGTCAATTGGGACGGCCCATGCAGAATCTGAAAACGAGGAGTAACCACAATGGCCATCACAATTTCCACGCCCGACGCGCTGCGCCAATCGGTCGAAGCGGCATCAGGGGGCGTCAACACCGTCCTTTACGACGCAAAGGGCTATCCTTCGGTGATGTGCATCATCCCGCGCTTCAATATCGAAGACATCGACCCGGCAATGGGGGCGGGAACGCACCCCGCATTCATCGTCAACGGGGTGCCCAAGTCGGAAATTTTCGTGGGCAAGTTTCTGGCGCACATCCACGACAACCATGCCCTGTCGCTACCGGGCCAAGACCCATCGGCCAGCATCAATTTCGACACGGCGGACACGCGGTGCACCGCGAAAGGTCCGGGCTGGCATATGATGACCAACGCCGAATGGTCGGCGGTCGCTCTGTGGTGCTGGAAGAACGGGTTCATGCCGCGCGGCAATACCCAGTATGGCCGGGACCACGTGCAGCAGTACGAAACAGGGCGGCGGCAAGACGCTGGTGCGCCGGGGGATGCCAGCGGCACGGCACGAACGCTGACCGGCTCCGGCCCGGCCAGCTGGTTCCATGACAACAGCCCGGCAGGTATTGCGGATCTGACCGGGAACGTCTGGGAATGGCAGCGCGGTCTTCGATTGGTTGATGGAGAAATCCAAATCATTCCCGACAACGATGCGGCCGCGACCGATGCCGACCACTCCGACACCAGCCCGCTTTGGAAAGCCGTCATGCAAAACGGCACACTGGTCGCGCCCGGCACAGCAGACAGCCTGAAGTGGAACGCAACCGGGGCGGACGGCACCGGAAACCCGGAGCTTGACACTGCCGTCACCAGTCAATCGGACGGGTCCACGTCCGCATCGGCCATGTACAAGGATGTCGCTGCTGCGGCAGGTGTCACGGTGCCGGAAATGCTGAATCTTCTGGGGCTTTTCCCGCACGATGCCACCATTGATCGGGGCCGCTTCTACATGCGCAACGAGGGCGAGCGTCTGCCGAGCCGTGGGGGCAACTGGGACGTCGGCAGCGGTGCTGGCGTGTTCGCCCGCAACCTGCACAACCCGCGTTCGAGCGTGAGCTCGAGCGTCGGCTTCCGGCCCGCTTTCGTAATCTGAAATCGGACCACCTGATTTCTGTTGGGTGCGGGCGATAGCCCGCGCCTTGCTTTTGACTGCCGAAGGAGTTTGCGGTGGAAGACTTAAAAATCCGCCGCAAGTGCGAAGACATGATTGCATACGGCTATGTCGTGTTGCGGCAATTTCCCAAATCGGAACGTCACGTTTTGAGTCAGGAAATCCGGAACACGATGTGGTCGCTTCTTCGGTTAATTATCATCTGCAATAAGCGGTACTTCAAAAAGTCCACAATGCAGGATTTGGATGCGGAGCTTGATTTGCTGCGCAGTCAAATCCGGATGGCCCAAAAACTCGGATACCTTTCGTTTAAAAGCTATGAGGTATGGAGCCGTCATCTTGATGAAATTGGCCGCATGATTGGCGGTTGGTTTAAAAGCCTTCAGAAAGGGGGCGCAGGTAATGTGGCTTGAGCGTCTGCCGATCCGTGGGGGCAACTGGAACAACGACAGCAATGCTGGCGTGTTCGCCCTCAACCTGAACAACCCGCGTTCGAACGTGAACACGAACATCGGCTTCCGGCCCGCTCTCGGGAAATGCCAGAAGGTGTAGCCCTACCGGGGTTTCATCCAGCGCACCCTCGAAAGGACCCGCGCTCCTCGGCCAAGTGCCGAAATATATAAACAGACCGGGGTGGAACAGTAGCCGAACCTAGGCGGCGAACCTTCGCCCCGGTCGCCCATGGAAAAAAACAATGGCAAAAACCTACACCGGCCTGTTCGAGCAGTTCACAACATTCGAAGCGCTTCACCGGGCATATGGTCGGGTCGTAAAGGGGCGCAGACACCAGCTGGATGTCATACGCTTTGAAGCCGATCTGGAATCCAACCTGATAGACATTCAGAACAGCCTGCTGTGGAAGACTTACCGCACCGGACCCTACCGGAATTTCAAAGTGTTCGAGCCAAAGGAACGGGATATTTCCGCGCTTCCGATAAAGGACAGGATAGTCCAGCATGCGCTAGTCGAGACCATTGACCCGATTTGGTCGCCGCGCTTCATTCATGATACCTACGCCTGCCGACCGGGAAAGGGTGCCCACGCTGGCGCGGACCGCGCGCAGATGTTCCTGCGGGACGCCTTGCGCGAAAGCGAAGTCATCTACGTGCTGAAGGCGGATATTTCGAAGTACTTTCCTTCGATCTGCCATGACGTTCTGAAGCGCCTGCTGCGCCGCCGCATAGCCTGCAAGGACACCTTGCGGGTCATCGACAACATCATTGATAGCTCCTTGGAGCCGGGCGACCCCATGCCGCGCGGTATACCGATTGGCAACCTGACATCGCAACTGTTTGCGAACATCTACCTTCATGAACTGGATGAATTCGTGAAGTTCGACCTGCGCGAAGGGCGCTACCTGCGATATATGGATGACTTCGCAGTGGTCGGTAGTGACAAAGACCATCTGCACCGGGTCCGCCGCGACATTGAAGACTTCCTGCACGCAAGGCTTGGGCTGCGGTGCAATAGCAAAACCCAAGTTTTTCCGGTGTCGAAGGCGAACGGTCGAGCGCTGGATTTCTTGGGGTATCGGATATGGCCGACGCACCGGAAAATCCGAAAGGACAGCGCCAGCCGCATGCGCCGCAAGATGAAGCGCATGGCGCGCCTTTACCACGAAGGGAAGATGACCCTGAAAGAGGTCGATCAGGTCATCATGAGTTGGATCGGCCATGCGGGGCACGCAAACACCTACCGGCTTCGAACCCGCGTTTTGGGAGATGTGCCGTTCATCCCGCCACCCATGCACCTGCGAAAGCGGTGACGCTACAAAGGAAAGGGCCTGCCATGTACGAATATAAAGCCTGCGTTGTCGATGTGTATGACGCGGACACCATCACGGTCGATGTGGATCTGGGATTTAACGCTTGGCTGCGCGGGGTGAAGGTTCGACTGACCGGCATAGATGCCCCTGAAGTTCGCGGCGAAGAACGTCCCGATGGGCTGGTTTCGCGCGATTGGCTGCGGGCTGAAATCCTTGGCCAAGACATCGTGATGAAGACCACGAAAGATGGCACCGGCAAGGGAAAATATGGCCGATGGCTGGCCGAACTTTTCCGCGCCGATGGCGACGTTATCAGCATCAATCAAGAGCTGGTGACCAAAGGCTTGGCGGCACCGGCAAGCTATTGAGCGGGTCTTTCGGCCCATAACCCCAACCCGGCTGACCCCGGACCACACCCGGCAAGACACCGCCGGGATTTCTTTTGTCAAAGGAGACGAAGATGAGCTTCCTTAGCTTCCACCACGGCACCCGCCTTAAGGAGTCCAATGAAACCCCGGTGCTGGTGCAAATCGCGCAGACTGCGGTTGTTGGCCTCATGGGCACCGCGCCCGATGCGGACCCCGTGAAATTCCCCATCAACACGCCCGTTCTTCTGAAGGGCAACCCCGCCGCCGCTGCGGACCTTGGCGACACCGGCACCCTGAAAGATGCGGTCGATGATGTGTTTGACCAGATCGGTGCTTACACCATCGTTATCCGCGTCGAAGAGGGTTTGGATGCCGCTGAAACCATGTCCAATCTGGTGGGTGATGCCACGCAACTGACCGGCGTGCACGCGCTGAAAAAGGCGGAAGCGCAGCTTGGCATCAAGCCCCGCCTGATCGCCATTCCGGGCTTCACCAGTGGCGACGGCCAGACTGCGAACCCGGTGGTGGCGGAGCTGGTCGGTGTGCTGGATGAACTGAAGGCCGTGGCTTTTGTCGATGGCCCCGACACAACCGATGCGGATGCCCTCGCGTACCGCGAACTGATCGGGTCGCAGCGCGTCTATATCGTGGACCCGAAGGTGCTGGTCTGGGATACCACCACCAGCGCCTATGTCGCCCGTCCGGCATCGGCACGCTTTGCCGGGGTTCAGGCTCGCGTCGATACCAATCTGGGCTTCTGGCATTCGCTGTCGAACAAGCCCATCAACGGGATTGGTGGCGCATCGCGCACCGTGACCTACGGCCTTCAGGCGAACTACCTGAACGAAAACCATGTCGGAACAATCATCAACATGGGGTCCGGGTTCATCACGTGGGGCAACCGTGCCGCGACCGAAGATGACCTTTGGGTGTTCCTGTCGGTGCGCCGGACGGCGGACTTCATCAATGAGGCTATCGAAAAGGCGTATCTGGAATTCGTGGATAAGCCGTTTTCGGCGGCGAACCTGAAGTTCATGCTGGAAAGCGGCAACGCGGCCATGCGGACCTTCAAGGCGTCCGGGGCCATTCTGGGCGGTCGCGTCTGGATTAACGAAACCCTGAACGAACCGACCGAAATGGCGGCGGGCAAGATCACGCTGTCCATGGAGTTCGAGCCGCCCGCGCCGATGGAAGACATCCGTTTCGTCGCGCACCGCAACATCCAGTACTATCTGGAACTGACCAAGGAAGCACTGCAGGCGGCGGCATAAGTCCGCCCTGGTGACGAACTAGCCCGAATGCGCCGAAGGTCGCGTTCGGGTCGATTAAACGCGGCTTACAAGGAGTAACAGCCATGAAATCCACCCCCGCTTACATCCTGCGGAACTGCGCCCTGTGGGCCAATGAAGACGTGAAGGTCGGTCAGTTTTCCGAAGTCACGATTTCGATGCCGAAGGAGAAGACCGAAGGTTTCCGCAACGGCGGCATGATCAAGGAGCGCAAGGCCAGCATGGGCTATGAACATGATGATCTTGAATTCACCCTGACCGCCTTCGACCCGGCCACCCTGAAGCTGATGACCGGCAAGCCCGGCACCGAAAACGCCTTCATGGTTACCGGCGCGCATGTCGATGAAGACGGCGAGACGCACAGCGCCGTCTATTACGTGCGCGGTCGCCTCGTTGCTGGCGATGCCGGGAACTGGAAGCCCGGCGACATGGCCGAACTGAAGTGCACCGTGGTGCAGAACTACGCCAAGCTGGAAATCGACGGGTCGGAAATCTTCGAGATTGACGATTTCGAATTTTCGGCGGGCGGTGTCAGCCAGACCGGCGACATTCGCGCCGCGCTGCTGCTGTAAGGGGGCATTATGGACTATCCCATTGAAGTGACCCTTCAGCGCCCCGTCACCGTGGACGGCAAGACCATCGACAAGCTGGTGTTCGATGAACCCGATCTTGGCACCAGCATCGCGGTCGAAGAGGCAAAATCGCCCGCAGAACAGACCGCCGTCCTGCTGGCGGGCATGGCGGGCGTGGATCGGTCGGTGATGCTGAAGGTCAAGGAAAGCGACTTCCGCGAGATCGGTAAGCGCGTTCTGACTCCCTACCAAGCGCACGTGGCCGCGCAGCAGGAATCCGCTTCGGGAAACGGAAAACCGGCAAAGTAGCGAAAGACCTGCGCTTTGCCGCGGGGTTTGTTGCGAAGGCGTTGGCGACCCCGCTTCCGCAGGTGCTGGCCATGAAGATCAGCGAATTCGAAATCTGGCAAGAGACAGCACGCGACTTATGGGACGCGACTCGCCTGAAGTTCGAATAGCGTCAGTCGTCAGACATCGGGCGCTGGAAGGCGTTCAGCTGGTCGCGCTTCAGCGGGCGACTTGGCCCGCTTTGGTGGGTCATGGCCCGGTAGGTCGCCACCAGCAGTGCTGCGAAGGCCAGTGCGCCCCAAAGCCCACCTGCAAACACGCCCACAAGGATTGTCGCCGCGACAGCGGCGGCAATCATGAAGATGGCAAAGATCATCGCAAAAACTTCCATCGCCTAAAGATAGGCGTTTCCCCCTAGAATTTCAACGTGAGTGTGCAACCTATGGCGACCAAGCGCATCGAAACCCAACTGTCCATCAAGGCGGTGGACCAGTATTCCAGCGTGCTCAAGGGCATGCGGACGGTGACCGGGCGCTTTGCCGATGGCGTGCGCACTGAGATGAGCAACCTTCAGGGCATGCGCGGCCCGCTTCGCATGATCGAAGACTTCCGCAAGCAGCAGCAGGTTGTCGCGCGGTCCGGCGAATCCCTGCAGCAAGCGCGGGAGCGCGTCCGCCAGCTGCGGCACGCCATCACCACAACCCGCAATCCGACCGCGCAGATGCGCCGCGAATTCGAACGCGCGCGCACAACTGCTGACCGGCTGGAACAGCAGCACCGGCAGAACCGCCGGGCGCTGTCCGGACTGCAGGGCCAGCTGCGCCAAGCAGGCGTGAACACTGGCGACCTTGCCGGGGAGCAGCGGCGGTTGTCCGGTGCGCTGGATGGCGCGACCACGGCTTTCGGTCGGCAAATCGAAAAAATGCAGCGCATCGAAACGATGCAGACCCGCATCGCCGAAGCGCGCGAACGCATGGACCGGTCGCTGGCCACGGCGGCGAACCTGAATTTTGCCGGAATGGCGTCGATGCAGACGGGCCGTCGCATCCTGACCGCGCTGTCCGGGCCGATCCAAGGGGCCATCGCATTTGAAAGCGCGATGTCCGATGTCCGCAAGGTCGTGGATTTTGACACGCCAGAAGCCTTTGCGCAGATGTCCGATGACGTTTTGGAACTGTCCACACGCATTCCGGTGGCGGCGGAAGGGTTGGCGCAAATCTTAGCCGCTGGCGGGCAGTCGGACCTCTCTCCGGACGAGTTGCTGCCCTTCACCGAGGCGGCTGCCAAAATTGGTGTCGCCTTCGATATATCGGCGGACCATGCCGGAACATCGTTGGCTAAGATCAAGACCGCACTTGGCCTGACGCTGGATGAGACCGTGCTTTTGTTCGACGGCATCAACCACCTGTCGAACAATCTAGCCGCAGATGCGCCGGATGTTCTGAATTTTACCACGCGGGTCGCGGTGGATGGTGAAGTGAAAGGCTTTTCCGCGACGGAAACGATGGCCTTCGGCTCTGCTATGATTGCATCTGGGGTCAGTGCCGAGGTAGCCGCAACATCCTTCCGAAATATGGGCAAGGCTCTTGCGCGTGGCGAAAGCGCTACCGACCGCCAAAAGTCGGCTTATGAAGCTCTAGGCTTAAGCGCTGTTGATGTCGCGCAGCGCCTTCAAGAAGATGCTGTCGGTACCACATTGGATGTGATGGAGCGGATCAACGAGGTTCCCGCACACCTAAGGTCCTCGCTTTTGTCCGATCTCTTCGGGGATGAAGCCCGCGCTCTTGCGCCGCTGATTAGTAAATTGGACCTGTTGCGGAAGTCGCTTGGTCTGGTTTCCGATGAGCAGGATTACCTTGGCAGCGCGGAGCGCGAATACGCGGAACGGGCGAAGACCACCGCAAACAACCTTCAGCTGATGCGCAACCAGATGGCCCGCCTTGGCGTCAGTATCGGGGAAGTGGTGCTGCCGCCCCTGAATGACCTTCTGGAAATGTCGCAGGGCGTCATCGAGCGGGTGGTTACGTGGACCAAAGAACATCCGAAGCTGATCAAGTGGCTGGTCATCGGTGCCGCAGCGGTAGGCGGCTTGGCGGTTGCTGGCGGCGCACTCCTGACGGCTGCGGGCGCGTTGATCGGCACGATGGCCGTGTTGCGCTTTGGTCTGGTCGGATTGGGCGCGCGCGCCATCTTCGCTGGCGGCGAAATCGCATCGCTGGCGGCTGGTGTCACTCGCGCGGGCCGTAGTGGTTCCGGGCTGGCGCGCATCGGCACCAGCCTTGCCGCCTTCACCAGCAGCCGCGCGGGCGCTATGCGCGGGGTCACCGCAGCGCTGCGCGGCATCGCGGGCGTCACGGGACTGCGCGTGGTCGCGACCGGCCTGACGGCCCTTGTCGGCGTGGTGGGCACCATCAGCGCCCCGATTTGGATTGGCATTGCTGCGGCAGTGGCGGCTGTCGGGGCCGCGTGGAAATATTGGGACCGGATTTCTTCCATCGTCAGCGGTGTGGCATCGGCTATTGGTGAGCGGCTGCAGCCCGTGCTGGAGGCCATCAGCCCCGTGCTGGAATTCCTGCCGCCGGTCATAGACGGGGTGAAGACCGCGTTTTCCGGCATCGGAAATGTCATCAGCGATGTGGTCACGGCCATCCAAGACTTCTTTTCGGGCGACCTGTTTTCGCGCGAAGTGCTGGACGATGAAGAAAAGGCCCGACTTGAAGCCAGCGCCGCTGAAATGACCGGCAAAATCATCGACGGTATCGCGTCAGGGATTTCAGGCGTCTTCCAGCTTGGGCGCGACATCATTGTCAGCCTTTGGGATGGCGCGCTAGCTGAATTTGCCAGCTTCATCGAATGGGTGAGGTCAATACCATCGCTTATCGTTGATGCGATTGGGTCAATCGACCTGTCAGGCATCATCGACTGGCCGGAACCGCCGCGCTGGTGGAACTATCTCTTCGGGGAAGAAGAGGTGACCGTGCCGCAGCCCGCCGTGACCGATGCGCCCGGCTTCGACCAGCTGCCCGCTGCAGAACAGGCGGCGGCGGAAACGGTTGTTTCGGTGACCCAATCCGGCCCGCTCCCAACCCCTGCACATCTGCAGGAACTGCGCGACTATGCGACCGGCCTGCGCGATGAAATCGCCGCCATTCAGGGTGAAATCGACAACCTTGGCCAAGGTCCGATGGCTGACACCATGGCGATGCCGTTGCGGCAAACCATGGATGCCCGCCGCAGGGACTTGCGGGAGGTGGAAGCAGAGCTGTCGAATACTGAAGGGCGCGCTGGCGATTTGGCCACGGCCCTTCAGGTCATCCATGGAACAGAGGTCGCGCCTGAAATCGGCACGGCATCTATTGAGCGGGCCAATGACCTGATTGCCCAAATGCTGGCGAACCTGCGGGCCGCGTCGGGCGCTGAAATCGGGGCAACGGTTACACCGCAGCCCGCCGGTGCCCGCGCCCGTGGCGGCCCGGTTCGCACGGGCCTGCCCTATCTGGTAAACGAAAACACCCCGCGTTCGGAGTGGTTTGTTCCAAGCCAGTCGGGCGGCATTCTTAATGTCGGGCAGGCGCAGTCGGCCCTCCGGTCGCACCTGTCCGCATTCGCACCGCGCCCAATCAGCCGCAACCCTGACCTTGCGCGACTGCATCGCGGTGCGCAGGGCCTTCGCGCGGCAAGCCTTGCCGTACTGACCAGTTCGGCGCTTGCGGCCCCTGCTGCGGCGCAGCCTGCGCAGGCTGCGAGGCCCGGTCCGGGAGCGGTGACGGTGCAGATTGAAAACTTCACTGTACACGTGCCGTCCGGCGTTTCCGACCCTGACGCCATCGCGGACCTTGTGTCCGACCGCATCGGCCAGCGGGTTTCTGCCACGCTGTCTGCCAGCTTTTCCGACTAAGGGGGTGACATGTCTGGACCTGTGACCATGGCCTTGGGGCCATTCATGTTTCGCGCCCATGGCTTCGGCTACACCGGAGTTGGGCGCAAGTTGGACACCACGTGGGCTGAAATCGAAACTGCGGGGCGGCTGAACGCCCTGCAGTGGACCGGCCCGCGCACGGAGGTGGTGACCATCAATGGTGTGCTGTTCCCGCAAGAATTCGGCGGGGCTGGCACATTGGAGGGCGTGCGGCTGGCCGCGAAGTCCGGGGTGCCGCTGATGCTGGTGTCCTTGGGCGGCAAGATTTTCGGTAGTCACGCCGTCCAGAAGGTCGATGAAGACCGCGCTTTCCATGACCGCTACGGCACGCCGGGCCGGAATGCCTTCACCATCGAAGTGAAGCGTATCGGTGCAGGGTTCAGCCTGCTTTCACTGCTGGGGATTATCTGATGGCCAGCGTTTACGTGACTTCAGCCGGGGATGCGCTGGACCTGATTTGCCTGCGCGAATACGGCGCGCAGGCGGGCGCGGTCGAGCGCGTGCTCGAGGCGAACCCGCATATCAAGAACGTGGCCCACCGGCTGCCGGTGGGCACTGAAATCACCCTGCCCGACATGGTGGTGCAGGATAAGGCTGGCCAGCCATTGAGGTTGTGGGACTGATGACGCATCCGCGCATTCTGGTGACTGTCGATGGCGTGCCCGTGTCGGGGGCGTTCTTTGATCGGCTTGTCAGCCTGACCATCACCGACCGCGAAGGCATCCAGTCTGACACGCTGGATCTGGTGTTCAATGACGCGGCTCCGCACTTTCAGTCGCCTCGGCGCGGGGCGGTCGTGATGGTCACTATCGTGAACGGCATCAGCGGCGCGTTCGTCGGGGCCTATATCATCGACCGGGTGGAATTCGCGTGCCTGCCCCACACGATCACGGTCAGGGGTCATTCGGCTGACCTGCGGTCGGAAATGAAGACAAACAAGACCAAGCATTGGGACGATGCGTCCGTGAAGGACATCGTGGAAGAAAAGGCCGGTGACTATGGCCTGCAGTCCAAGATTTCAGATGCGGTGTCGGGTCATGTCTATGAGTGGATCGGGCAGCAAGACGAATCCGACCTGAACTTTCTGGAACGTTTGGCGCAGCGCCACGGGGCGCTGTTTACCATCAAGAACGGCACGCTTCTTTGGCTTGAGCGCGGCACCGGAAAGACGGCGGACGGCACGGCCATTCCGCCATCGCTGGTGTTTGTGCCTTCCATCATCGAAGGGTCGTGCCGGGTTTCGGAGACCGATGTGGACCGGTTCGCCACGGTCAAAGCCTATTGGCAGGACCGCAAGGGCGCGAAGCGGCAGGAGGTTGTCGTGGATGCCGACCCCGAAGCAAGCGGGGAGCATGTGCTGCGCGATCCGTACAGTTCAAAAGAAGAGGCAACCGCCGCCGCCAAGGCCGCAGCCCGCGAAATGATGCGGGGTCTGATTGAAACCGGGTGCTCAATCGTCGGTCGCCCGGCGCTGATGGCGGGCCAGCCTGTCATCTATGCGGGTGTGCGCCAGCTGGTCGATGGCCGTGAATTCATCCTTGACCGGGTGACGCACACCTTCACGAAGTCCGGCGGTCTGCGCACCGCTTTTACAGGCAAACTAAAGGCTGAATAGCTATTAAGGGGGCAGGCTTGTTTGGCAAAAGCCTTGAATATTGGGCGGTTATCATCGGCATGATTTTCTATGTCATGAGCCGTGATGCGGAACGGGAGCCGGTGGCGCGGCGGGCAGTAAAGACCGTGGCTTCCGCCTTTCTTTCCTACGGACTTTCGCCCACACTGGCCCCGATAGCGCGCGGATCGGAAGTTCTGGCGGCGCTTGCCATCATGGCCTTCGCGCTGGTCCTTTTGGACACCATCACCGCGCTCCTTGCCGACCGTGAGTTCGTTAAGGACTTGGTGCGCCGCCGCATCGGCAAGGGGCCGAAAGATGATTAACACCCGCGCGGCCTTGCGCCGGAATTTCGTGATGATTGTGCTGCTGCTGACGATGGCGGCAATCAGCGGGTTTCCGGCGGCGCGGGACGCCCTGTCAGAATACCGGTGGTTTCGCGATATCACGATGCAGGCCCCGTTCTACGCGGTGAGCGCCGAAGCTGAACCGGTCGATGGCGGGCTGGCCGTGCGCGGCACGATGGTAAAGCGCAGGTGCGAATATCAGGGGCTTCGGGCGTATGTGGTGCGCGCTGACGGTTTGCGCATGCCTGTCCCGCTGGACGTTTCGCCGGAAACCGAAGTCTGGGGCGGCGGGTCGCGGCCTCCATCCGAAATCGCCGAAGCGTGGGGGCCGTGGGTTATATCCGCGCCGGGCCACGGTCGCGCGGAAAGGTGGGAAGTCTTCGCGTTCCACCGGTGCCCGAATGGGCGGATGCAAGTGAACCTGTTTGCTGATGGCCCACGGCTGCCCGCGAACTGACCTGATTTTCAACAATTGAAGGAGGTGGCGATGGCTGCTGATGCCGTTCAGGCGTCCCTGAATGGACGCTTCACCTATCGTGCGGACAAAGGCGAAAGCTGGCGCATCATGGGTGGCGATGGCCCCGTGGCGGGCGACTGCGAAGATTATTCGCTGACGCTGATTTGGCTCAATGAGGGCCGGTCAATGCTGCGCTTTTGGTGGGCACTGATCACGTTCAAATACCTTCTTTGGCATTGCCTGTCGCCAAGTGGCGCGGGCCATGCAGTTCTTTGGCGGCGCGGCCATGGCTGGACCGACAATATTCAGCGCCACGTGGTGACGCGCCAAGCCCTGAAGTCGCAAGGGTACCGCCTGCGGTTTCCTTACCTGTTCCCGCTGGTCGCGCTGAAGTTCCTTTTGCGACCCGTTCTGCGGCGCATCTGACGCGCGGCACCCCCTGAAAATCGAAATTGAAGTGAGGTGTGACATGCAAGTGTCGGACATCCAGATGCTGCTGGCCGATGTCGGCTGGTACACGGGCGCAATCGACGGCGATGCCGGGCCGAAGACGTGGGCGGCAGTGTCGCGGGCAGAGCAGCTGCAGGGCACGAATTACCGCGATGCGCCGTCGCGCTGGTCGAATCGCCGTCGCCTGATTGGTGCCGGTCAGGCCGCGCTGACTGTCATGGAGCACGAACCCGGCGTCATCGACGGCTATACCGGCCACAATACCTCTGAAGCCCTGACCGCGTGGCGCAGCGCTAAAGCGGGCGTTTCGGCTGCGGTGGAGCGTTCGCCAGTCGCCGGGTCGCGCAGTCACCCGCAGCAAGATGCCTTTCCGCGCCAGCGCGACATGGCCGATTTCTATGGCGAAGCCGGTGGTCCGCAGTGCACGGCGGGAAAAGTGGACCTTGCCTATCCGATGGTGATCGCGTGGAATAAGCGCCAGACCATCCAGCGGTTTTCTTGCCACGAAAAGCTGGCGCAGCCGCTGACAGACATCTTCCGCCGCGCCCTGCAGCACTACGGTCAGGCTGACATCGAACGGCTGCAGCTGAACGTCTTTGGCGGGTGCTTCAATTTCCGCAAGAAACGTGGCGGCAGAACGCTGTCCACCCACGCCTATGGCGCGGCGGTGGACCTGAACCCGGAACAGAACCAGCTTCGCTGGGGCGCTGATCGGGCGCAGTTCGCCCGGCCTGAATATGAACCCTTCTGGAACATCGTGATGGCCCACGGCGGCACGCCTGCGGGCTACGCATGGGGCAAGGACTGGATGCACTTTCAGTTTGCGAGGCTTTGACATGCTGAAGTTCTTCGGTCGATTCATCATCGGTGGGCGGTCGGGCAAGCGGGAACAGGCGTGGGCCGTATTTCTTCTGTGGTGCGCGGGCTTCGGCTGGATGGCCATCAAGGAGTCGGCAGGGATCGCAATGGATGGCACGCAATCCATCCTGTCGCTGGCGTTTCCGCTAGTCATCGCGAACCTTGCGCTGGCGCATGGCATGGAGTGGGTCAGCACCCAAACCGGATGGGATGGCAGGCGATGATGGCGGTGGTTCTTCGATACGGCTGGCGTTTCCTGACCAGCCGCATCGGCTTGGCGGCGGTGGTCTGCAGCCTTCTGTGGGGCTGGCACGTCTATGACAAGCGCCAAGCGATCAGCACGGCCCGCGATGGGTTCGTGCGCGAATTCGAGCTGACCGCAGTGCAGGCCGAACTGGATGCGATGCGCCGCAGGATGGCTGCGGCGGATGAAGCGAACCAAGCCCTGCGGGAAAAGGTGCAGGCGGCAACTGGTGAAGCCCTGCGCTTCGCCGCCGAATTGGAGGCATACGAACGTGACACCCAAGTCAATCCTGACGGCGTTGTGGATTCCGGTCTTCTTGAGCGCTTGCGGGCAAACTGACACCGCCCGTATTCAGGCCGCTGCCGAAGCAACGGGCGCGGCGCGGGCGGAAGCGCTGCTGCCCGACTACCCCGATGATTGCCGCCGCCTGTCCTATAGTGGCGTGCGGGCGGGCGACCGGCTGGATGTCGCGGTGCTGAAGGCTGACGCCGCGCTTACCCGTCAGAACGCCAGAACCGCGCGCTGCGCCGATTGGTATGACCAGCTGCAAGCTGCGCTTCAGTAGTCAACCGCCGCACCACCCCCCCTGCAAAGTCAAACATCCACCCGGAAGGGGTCGCCGCTCCTGACCGGGGCGAATCCGCTTTGCCAATTTCTTGCCAAAACGCCCTGCGAGTTCGTGCGATGTTCTGGCAAATCGCGGCAGAAATGGACCGCTAGCCCGTAATGCGGGGCTTTGCGTATCCATTTGTTTTAGTGGGTTTTTCTGGCGGAGACGAAGGGATTCGAACCCTCGAGACCCGTCCGGGCCTACTCCCTTAGCAGGGCTGAAGGCGGTCGGATAAAATCACGTAAAAACAATTCACTATGATGCACTGCGCATAATGTTTGCCAATTTCTTGCCGATAGTATCGGAGGCGCGTTCGGCGGGATCATCGGTGTGGATGTAGGTTTCATCGACCAAGCGAACGGACTTCCAGCCGCCTGCATCCGCGATGACCCGCGCGGACCAGCCTTCGCGTTCGAGTGCCGTGGCGAAGCTATGGCGTCCCGGTTGGTGGGTTCCGAGGTATTCGACGCCAGCCCTTTTGCATGCCCGCCTCAGCGTTCCGTAAATGCTGCGGCGGTCGCAATAGCCAAAGATGCGGCCATTCACGGGCGGTAGGTCGCGCAAGATGTCCACCAGCATCGGCACAAGGTGCGCCGCTACGGCATCGCCGTTCTTGGTTTTCTGGATGTGCACCTTCGCGCCGGACAGGTCGATGTCATCCGGTGTCAGGGAAATTGCATCGCCCACCCGGCGACCGGTGGTGTGCAGGAACAGCATCAAGGCGAACATGTTGATGGGCAGATGGGGCTGCAGGGCGGCGAGGTATTCGTGCCCGACCGCCTTCTTCTTTGGCTTTTCTACCGGGAATGCCCGCACCTTGATCGGCGCGCACCAGCCTTGGTCGTGGGCGTAGTTGATGACCGCCCGAACAGGGGTGATGCCCTGACGGTTTCTGGTGGCGTTCGCGGCGGTTGGATAGGCTTTCCTGGCCGCTTCGCGCACCACGCGCGGGGTAATGTCGCGCAGCAAGACCCCTGCCAGTTGCTCTGTCATCTTCACAAGAAACCGCGTGTCGCCATCGTCTTCAGCATATGCCAGCGCGGCTTGGTCGAAGGTGATGGCAGACTGCGGCCCGTATAGGTCAATCTGCCAGAGTTTTGCCTCTAGGTTCGACCGGAGTTCTTCTGCGCGGCGAGGGTCCGCAGTCTTAAGAGCGCGTCGGATTCGCTTGCCATCGGGTCCGGTGCCGTGGGCATAGGCCCATCCATTTTTCCATTTGATCTGCAAGCGCATTCTGTCAAAACCTTACGCATTTCCAAAATATTTTCACGGTAGAAGACTTTTCGATTGCCGCGCAACTCGAAATGAACACCGGGGCGAATCCCCTTGTTCTTCAGCGCTTGGTCCAAGGTGCTTCTGGAAATGCCCAATGCTTCCGCAGCCTGAACAATATTCAGCGGCGGTGCAGCCCATCCGGGGGCGTTGTGCCGGTCGATTGCGCCCATTGCGTTACCCCTCCTTGCCCGGCA